ATAATGACTGGGAGCCTGACTCGTTTATCGTGGAGAAGAAAAGCGCGGGCACGGCTCTGTATCAGGAGATGAGACGCATGGGGCTACCCGTGCAGGAGTACACGCCACACAGGGGGTCGGGGGACAAGCTGGCACGGTTGAATTCAGTTGCAGATATTGTAGCATCAGGTATGGTATGGATGCCGATAACTAGGTGGGCAGAAGAAGTAATAGAAGAGATTGCAGGGTTTCCATTTATGAGCCATGATGACCTCGTGGACAGTACAGTTATGGCGTTGATGAGATTCAGACAAGGTGGGTTTATCCGTTTACCTACGGATGAGCCAGAAGAAACACGCTACTTCAAACAAAGGCGGGGTGGATACTACTAATGGCTATTGAAAAAGGATTATATGCGGCACCGGAAGGACTCGAAGAAGAACAGGGTGAAGGACTAGAAATAGAGATAGTTGACCCTGAAATGGTGACGTTAGATGACGGTAGTATGGAGATAACCATTGTCCCTGACGCTAACATAGGGGACATGACCGACTTTGATGCGAACTTGGCAGAGTTTTTAGAAGACAACGCACTGTCTTTGATCGCAGATGATGTCATGGGGCTGGTTGCATCGGACATGGATGCACGAAAAGAGTGGGCAGACACCTTCGTAGAGGGGCTTGACCTGCTTGGCCTCAAGATAGAGGAACGATCTGAACCATTTCAGAGCGCATGTGGTGTGTTTTCTACCGTTTTATCCGAAGCTGCCATACGTTTTCAGGCAGAAACCATGAGTGAAACCTTCCCTGCGGCTGGTCCTGTGCGAACAAAGGTCATAGGAGAGGAAGATAAGGACAAATTAGAGGCAGCAGACCGTGTAAAAGCGGATATGAACTACGAATTGACCGAAAAAATGGTCGAATATAGGTCAGAACACGAAAGATTGCTCTATAGTTTGGGTTTAGCAGGGTCTGCGTTCAAAAAAGTCTACTTTGACCCCAATTTAGGGCGACAAGTTGCTATGTATATACCCGCAGAAGACGTAATTGTGCCCTACGGAGCGTCAAACATAGAAACCGCAGAGCGTGTGACCCACATAATGCGGAAAACCAAGAACGAATTGCGTAAATTACAGGCCAGTGGCTTCTATAAGGATGTAGAACTGGGAGATCCCATCCCTTATCACTCTGATATAGAAGAGAGAAAGGCAAAAGACAGTGGGTACTCTATGTCTGATGACGATAGGTACGCAGTCTATGAGATACACGCTGATATGGTCATAGATGGTATAGACGATGAGGACGATATCGCTAAACCCTACGTAGTGACCATAGAAAGAGGCAACAATGCGGTGCTTGCTATCAGAAGGAATTGGAATCCTGATGACCCACTCCAGTTAAAGCGACAACACTTCGTACATTACGTGTATGTCCCCGGATTTGGTTTCTATGGTCTTGGTCTTATACATATCGTAGGGGGGTACGCTAAAGCAGGTACGTCCATTATACGACAGTTGGTGGACGCAGGTACGCTTGCTAACTTACCAGCAGGGTTAAAGACCCGTGGGCTACGTGTCACAGGAGATGACACCCCGATAGAACCGGGGGAGTTTAAGGACGTAGATGTACCGTCTGGTAGCATCAAAGATAACATCATGCCACTACCTTACAAGGAGCCTAGCCAAACATTACTGGCTCTACTAGATAAAATAACTAATGAGGGCCGCAGATTAGGGGCGATTAGTGACATGAATATCTCTGATATGTCAGCTAATGCACCCGTAGGCACTACCTTGGCATTGTTGGAAAGAACTTTGAAGCCTATGGCGGCAGTTCAGTCTCGTGTTCACTACGCCATGAAACAAGAGTTTAAACTACTGAAAGCAATCATGTCTCAGTATGCCCCTGCGGAATATGGGTATCAGCCTAACCGTGGAGAGGTAAGTGCCAGAGAAGCAGATTACATGTTGGTGGATGTTATACCCGTCAGTGATCCCAATAGCTCTACAATGGCGCAAAGAGTCGTTCAATACCAAGCAGTATTACAGATGGCACAATCTGCCCCACAGATATATAATCTTCCGCAGCTACACAGGCAGATGATAGAAGTTTTAGGTATAAAGAACGCAGATAAACTTGTTCCGATAGAGGATGATGCTAAACCTACTGATCCTATTAGTGAGAATATGAACGCACTTATGGGTAAACCATTGAAAGCTTTCATATACCAAGATCATGCAGCACACATTGCAGCGCATGAAGCGTTTATGAAAGATCCCATGATTGCCCAAGCCATAGGTAAAAATCCACAGGCCCAGCGAATCATGGCAGGATTACAGGCGCACATAGCAGAACATTATGCGTTCTTGTATAGACAACAGATAGAGAAGCGGTTGGGAGCTTCGTTACCCGCACCTAATTCTGAACTTCCTGAGAATTTAGAGGTCGCACTGTCAAGTTTAGTTGCCAAGGCAGCAGAACAAGTTACTCAAGGCAACCAGCAGAAAGCAGCACAGATGGAAGCACAACAGAAAGCGCAAGATCCGGTTGTTCAAATGAAGCAAGCAGAGTTGCAGCTTGAAGCTCAGAAGGTACAGCAGAAAGGACAGAAGGATGCTGCAGAGCTTGGGTTAAAAGAACGAGAGCAGGTACGCAAAGAGAAGAAGGATGCGGCAGATCTGGCTATAGACAATCAAGAATTAGCGTTAGAGATTGGTAAAGCAAAAGTAGATATGACCCTAGACATACAAGAAGCACAGCGAAATGTTAACGATAGTATCATGGATATAGCTAACAGAGGGACTGATAGAGAATAATGGCAGATAACATATTTACGGTACTAAATAAAAAGTTTGTAGAAGATAGGGCTTCTGCTATAGAATCTCTTACATCTGGAGCAGCTAAAGACTTTGCCCAGTATAAAGAGACAACAGGTTACATTCGAGGTCTGGAAACCTGTATGCGAACTGTGAATGACCTCTCGCGCAACTACATGGACGGTGATGATGAGTGAAGCTGAAAATATAAGTGAAGAACAGTTAGAAGCAATGATCCCCTTACCTGTGGGCTATAGAGTGCTTATAGCACTGCCGCAGGTAGAAGAGACGTTTGATGGTACGGAACTTCTTAAATCGTCACAGACGAGAAATGAAGAACACGTTATGTCAATAATAGGGTTAGTCGTAGACATGGGCGAACAAGCGTATGCTGATAAAGAGCGTTTTCCTACGGGTGCATGGTGTAAACAAGGCGATTATGTCATGTTTCGCGCTAATTCAGGCACACGTTTTAGGATAGGTAATACTGAATATCGTCTTATGAACGATGACTCTATAGAAGCTGTCGTACCTGACCCAACTGGAATATCACGAGTATAAGGACTTATTATGCCATTTCAAAAAGTAGAATTTGAGTTTCCTGATCCCGATGCTGTCGAAGAGGATACAGAAATAGAAATAGAACCCTCTAGTGAGATAGAGGTAGAAATACCGGGCAAAGAAAAGCCTGTTGTTGAGGAAGCGGTTGAACCCGAACTCGAACCTGAATTGGAGATAGTTGATGACGTACCTAAAAAGGACAGGAATCGTACTCCGTCTGAACCACCTGAAGATGTCACTGAAGAAGAGTTGGAAAACTATTCAGACAAAGTTCGTAACAGGATACGACACTTTAGTAAAGGGTATCACGATGAACGGAGGGCTAAAGAAACTGCTGAAAGGCAAACTCAAGAGTTGGAAAGTCTGGCTCAAAGACTCTTGGATGAAAATAAAGAGTTAAAAGGTAACCTGTCGAAAAACAAAGACGTTCTTTATAAACAAGCAGAACGAGCCGTAGAGAGTGATTTAGCTAACGCCACCAGAGAATACAAAGCAGCATACGAAGAAGGCGATGCAGATAAACTGCTAAAAGCACAAAAAGCTCTTACGAAAGCGGAGATAGCTTCTCAAAGATTATCTAAATTAAGTAGTGAAGAGGCTTTACAACCTAATCAAAATACATTACAAACTAGTCCTGAGAATGTAAAAGATTTATTGCCTGAATCTGCAAAAGTACAAGTTGACCCGAGGGCACTTGATTGGCAACAAAAAAACAAATGGTTCGGTAGTTTAGAACATGAACCAGAAACTGCTTTTGCTTTAGGGCTACACAAACAAATCACTGAGGTGGAAAAAGTATCTGCCGAAAGCGATGAATACTATGAGAAGTTATCTTCTCGTATGCAAGCAAAGTTTCCCGAACTATTCGAGGGGACCAATGAACAGGAGGTAAGTACACCTAAATCAAAACCAGCTAATGTGGTTGCCCCCGCAACGCGGAGCACAGCACCTAAAAAAATTAGGTTAACGCAAACACAAGTGGCTTTGGCAAAAAGATTGGGGCTTACTCCCGCACAGTACGCCAAACAGGTTGCATTAGATATGAGGAACAATAATGGCTGAGAACAGATTAGATCGTCAGTTAGAAACAAGGGAAAAAACAACCAGAACGAGGCATTGGCAGCGACCAGAAGTTTTACCTTCTCCCACGCCTGAAGATGGTTATGTTTTCCGTTGGATACGAGTAGCATCTCGTGGTACAACTGATGCCACAAATGTTTCCTCTAAATTACGAGAAGGTTGGGAACCAGTAAAAGCGGCAGATCATCCAGAAATTACATTAGTCAGCGTAGAGAACGAACGGTTCTCCGACAATATAGTGATGGGCGGTTTAATGCTTTGCAAGGCTCCAGAAGAGATGATAGAGGAGCGTAGTGAATATTACGAAACTCAAACTAAATCTCAGATGCAGTCCGTGGATAACAACCTCATGAGAGAAAGTGACGCTCGTATGCCTATCTTTAATGAGAGGAAAACGAAAGTTACTTTTGGAAACGGAACTTAATTATAGGAGTGTATAAGCGATGGCTTATCCAACTATTGCTGCCCCTTATGGGCTAATTCCGGTAAAACTGTTAAGCGGTGTTCCTTTTGTTGGTACGACTCGGCATTATTCTATTGCTAGTGGTTATGCTACTGATATTTTTTATGGGGACGCTGTTAAACTTGTTACCGGAGGCACTGTCGAGCGTGATACGTTTGATGCTGCCATGACACCTATTGGTGTCTTCTTAGGGTGTTCATTTACTGACCCCGGTACAAGTCAGCCTACGTTCAAGCAGTATTATCCTGCTAGTACGGCAGCGTCTGATATACAAGCTTACGTTGTAGATGCCACAGATGTACTGTTCAAAGTAGCAGTTGTATCTTCAGGCGAAACGATTGGCGATCTGGCAATTACTGATATAGGTGCTAATGTAGCTGGTGTGGATAACACTGGTAGTACCATTACTGGTAATTCTAAGAGTGCTATATCTGACACTTCTGCAACAACTAGTTCGCTACCTTTTCGCATTGTCGATCTCGTGCAAGAGACTAAAAACTCTTCAGGTGGCTTCACAGAGGCTCTTGTCAAGTGGAACGCTGGACATGCCTTCGATAATACAACCGGAATATAGGAGTAGCGTAAAATGGCAATATCACGCGCCCAATTACTGAAGGAACTCCTACCCGGACTGAACGCTTTGTTCGGATTGGAGTACGCCAAGTATGGCGAAGAACACGCAGAGATTTTTGAAACAGAATCTTCTGATCGTTCTTTTGAAGAAGAAACCAAGCTGTCTGGTTTTTCTGCGGCACCTGTTAAAGACGAAGGCTCTGCCATCGAATATGACAATGCTCAAGAGACTTTCACAGCTAGGTACACACACGAAACCATTGCAATGGGTTTCTCAGTGACGGAGGAAGCTATAGAGGACAACCTTTACGACTCCCTCTCCGCTAGATACACCAAGGCATTGGCTCGTGCAATGGCTTATACCAAGCAAGTAAAAGCTGCTGCTGTATTGAACAATGCTTTTGCTGCTGGTACTACTTATGGTGACGGACAGACCTTGTGTTCTACTGCTCACCCATTAGTATCAGGTGGTACTAACTCAAACCGCCCCGGCACCAATGCCGACTTGAATGAGACTTCTTTGGAAGCCGCTGTCATTCAAATCGCTGGTTGGACGGACGAGCGTGGTTTGTTGATTGCCGCTAGGCCAACTAAGCTAATCATTCCATCTGACTTGCAGTTTGTGGCAACACGATTGTTAGAAACAGAAGGAAGAGTTGGAACCGCAGATAACGACATCAATGCGCTTCGCAACAATGGTGCTATCCCCGGTGGATACTCAGTTAATCACTATCTGACAGACACAGATGCGTGGTTCTTAATGACTGACGTACCTAACGGACTCAAGCACTTTGTGCGAACTCCGATGTCTACATCTATGGATGCTGACTTTGATACGGGCAACAGCCGTTATAAAGCGAGGGAAAGATATTCATTTGGAGTATCAGATCCGCTTGGCATTTTCGGTTCACCCGGAGCATAATATTAGGGGGGTGTAAAAGCCCCCCTTTTTGTTCTATCCTGACAGTCTTATGACTGACACTAGCCGAGACAGGAGGATACATGGCTAAAACTACTTTTAACGGCCCCGTTCGTTCCGAAAAGGGGTTTCAAATGGTTTCAAAGAACGCTACTACTGGTACGGTTACCGTAACTAGTGGTGATAAGTGGTCTGTTGAAGCAACTGGAAGCGCAGGTATTGAAGGCACTGCCA